ACTTTTCTTAGGTAGCCAAAGTTAGTAAAGGTAGATTGTATAGTACCTAGTAAGGTAGCTACTTTAATCTTTCTTGTAAGAGTATTAATAGTATCACCTGCACGCACTACTATCTCTGTAAGGTTACAGAACTGATTAGGTCTAAGGATAATTTCACTACAAGGATTAGTACCAAAGTCCCAGTTAGATTCTCTTCTACCATTCTCAGCAGCTTTCTTTTGAGCAGATGCTCTACTAAAGATACCTCTCTCACCTGACTTACTTTCATAGAGAGACAACCATTCCTTCATGAAGATACCTGGATCAGGTTTCTCTGTGTAAGCAACAGAGTTATTAGCCAAGGCTCTCTCTGGATTAGTTGTCCACCAGTCACCTGTCTTAGCTGTACGTATACGTTGATCAGATAAGTTAGATAAAGATATAAGAGCTGACCTACGTACACCACCTACAACTACAACCTCACCTGTCTTACATACTATGTCATGACATTCCATAGAAGAAAGCTTTCTACCTCTTGCTTCTTTAAACTTAGTAATAGTAAAGTCAAACAAATCTACCAGAGGTTGAGGACCACTAGCTCTACCACCAAATGTTTTAAGTCTAGCACCTGCAGGTCTAACCTTAGATACATTTATCTTAGGTACTCTACCTGTGTATAGGTAAGCTATCAAATCTCTATAGGCTCTTGCCCATCCATCTTTAGAATCAGTAACAGAGACAACACTATCTATGTAATCAAACTCTACATCAGGTACAGTAGGTAGCTTGTCAGCATACTGTCTCTCAACAGAGAAGCCTACACCTGTACCATTCATAAGAATATATAACACCTCATCAAATGCTCTTGGACTATCAATAGGAATATAAGAACAGTTATAACCTGATACATGTTCTCTATCTAATGCTTTACCTGCAGTCATAAGAGCTCTCATGCTTGGCATAACTTCAAGAGATAAAATAGATTCTTCTATTTCATTCCACTCTTTATCTGTAACTCCTCCTTCATAGTTAGTATCTATATGATCCTTAAAGAAAGACACAAGTCTTCCTACTGTTTCACTCCATGTTTCTCTTCTACCTTCTTCTTCTATCCAACGTGAGTACCTAGACATGTGAATGAATGATTGGTATTCAGTAGGTAAATAATTACTTCCCATTAATGATGCCATCTATTTTTCCTTTCCATATTTCTTTTCTAATATTAACTCTGCATAGTGTATTACTTTTCTAATATCTTCTATACCATTTTTTGTTTTATGTCGAGTTATATACTTTACCACATTACCCTCTAGGAAGTCAAGCTTATTTTTAACAATATAATCTACAGGTTGTATAGCACAGTCTTTATAATGACTACCACCTATTTGTTTCTCACTAGCTTTACCATACTCATATTCATGTGTACCTTTAATTAAGTTCTCTTCTTGGTTACGTCTATACATATATTGTTCATGACTCTCTCTTGACATACCTCTATCTTCATGATTTATCCAAGACTCTTCTGATTCTTTGTCTGACATATTTTATTTCCTTTGAATTAATTACTTTAATTGCGAAACTTCTTGTATACTCTGCATCCATACCTGCATTCTCACAGACGTACTCAAAGTTATCACACGTTACACCAACACTACAGAAGAACCAAGCACGTGCATGCTGTCTCTCAACACTTGTACGTGATGATTCTACTATAGTCTTTTCTTTTGTTGCATCTAACAATGCTTGAAAGATAACAGATAAGAAGAGAACTCTTTCAGGACATGTAAAAGTCTCTTCTTCTATCTCTGTTAATATCTCAATGTATTCTTCACTCATTAGTCTTCTGCTATTTCATCTCTAAATATATCTATTAACATAGACGCAGCTTCGTCTGCTTCAGCAGCTAACTTTATTTGTTTAATAAATTCATCAACTACTTGTCCATGTTCTCCTATGCCACTAGGATGTTCTAAGTATATACGTGCATTAGTAATAGCCTTATCTCTTTGAGATTGAAACTCAGTTAATGCTGTGTCATACATTGCTTTTTTAATTCCCATTTGTTTCCTCCTTTCTTTTTTTATGATATAATTTTACACTTTCACTAATTTTTTTCTTTACTTCAGGCGATCTTTTTTTACCTGACATAGGATTTTTATGCCCTAGATTTCTTTCTCTACAACCTTGACTAAATTCAGATGTATAACTCTCAACAGGTCTATAAAATTTACCACCTACATATGAATTATAAAATGCAGGTTCATCTGTACCTTCTATCACAGCAGTAAGTACATCCCATTTCATTTGATAGTGTGCTTCATAGTAACGTAAACTTCTTTTGTTTATATACTCTGCTATAACTACAAATCTAAAATGTTTCTTACCTATTTTTTTTATATCTTCTTTTAAATATTTAGAAGAACCCATATAAGTTTGCCACTTAGATTCTTTCTTAGCTTTACCTATATAGTATTGCTTACAGCCTACATATCCTTTACCATTTTGTGTATTAATTATAAGATAAACAAATCCAAACTTCTTTAAGTTAGGTACAAAAGGTTCATCAGTTTCAAACTGAAGCCAATGACTTACCAATCTGTTACCTCCTCCACGTTAGGAGCTTTCTTAACTTGCGTAAGATACCTGTATCCATTTGCATACTGGAATACACGTAACCCTTTACCTTCATTCGTATCACTCCAACAAGTACGCTTATGTTCACAATAGAAGCAACCAAAAGCGAGCTTACGATTGCCACTAGCACCATCAGCGACATCATCATAACACCTATCAGGTGGGTTATCTTGATCCATAGCTCCTTTAAGATAGTCAATCCTTTCTTTAGCATTTATCATTTCCAATGAATGAACAGGAGTCAAACATATACTTCCATTCTGTTTATCTATAGCTAGAAAAGCAGCTTCATCTACACCATTGCCTTCAGCATAAGCAGAAATCTGTGCTATGTATCCAAAGGGATCGTCTTTGTATAGAGTATTCTTAGAAAACTTTTCAAAGCTTCTACCTGATGCACTCTTACAATCAACTAACACTCCATCTATTACACAGTCTTGATGTCCTTTTATTCCATTAACATGTACTGTTTTTTGTAGGTCAGTTACTGTATGTCCTGCAAGTCTTGAGAAAAGAATCAATAGGTCTTCTAACATATGACCATATAAAAACTTAACTCTTGTACTAGGCTCTAAAGGTTTAGGTTTTTCTTTAGAGTTTTTACCATACCATAATTGTCTAGCAGGTTTACCTATAGCAGATAGTCTTAGGTTACGTCTATCTGTAGGCACTTCATTTAAAAAATTCTTTAATGTTTCTTTGAGACTCTCTGTAAAAGAATCTAAATGAGCATCAACTTCTTTCTCATTTAACTCTACGTCTACGAGAGGGTCAAACAAATCGTATATATCTTTTACTAAAGTATCAATAGATTTCATAATAAATAATGGGGAGATATTCATGGAGGTCTACCTCCCCATCCTTTCATGGTTGGTTAAGAAGCGAAGGATAATTCCTCATCTGAATCTTCAGTTACAAATCCATCAGGGACAACTTCAAAAGCTTCGTCTGCATCAGCATCTACGTTATAAGGTATCAAGTTAGTTACCTGCACAGCACGTAGGTCTGCAGAAACTCCACCACGACCTTTGAACTCCCACTCGTATGTACTATAAAGTACATTTACTTCTGAACCATTACCAATCAAAGTACTAGCAATGTTTCTTTTCGCAGCATCAACCACTTCAGGTTGCTTGTTCATGTTACCATCTTTACGTCTAACCTTTCTTTTAACAGTAACAAAGCTACCACGATCATCACCTTTATTCTTTACGTCTAGTCCATCAGCTTTAGCTATGTTGATATTCTTCTCATCAAGATTAGCTACATCAATAGACCATACTCCATCTGAATCAAATGTAGTATTTGGGCTAACGATTGAAGCCCAGTATGCGTTTCCTTTTAGTACACTCATTTGTGTTTTCCTTTCGTTGTTATTAATAAATGAATTATGACATACCTCTAAATTAATGTCAAGAGTTTTTTTCATAATAAATGTTTTATTTAAGTTAAGTATTAAACTCATCTCGATTCTTGAGATAAGGTCTTGTTTTCCTTGATGTTTTCTACCCCATGTTTTGTACTCAGCATCCCTATAACTTTCTACTCTAGTGTTTTTATCTACAACTTTGTCAGTTAATTCTACTAACTCTTTTGCTTCACACACTACATAGTCATGCTGTCTTTCAAATACAAAGTAATCACAGTCACCATACAGCCAACCTTTATTACCCATTGTATTTAAAAACTCAACGACAATCCATGAGTCATCAAAAACTCTTTGTTTGTTTCCAGTTCTTCTAGCCTTTACATCTACACTAATTGTTTGTCCTTTGTAAGTTAGATATAAATCTATATGTTTATTTATATTTTCTTCGTCACTAGCTATCTCAACTGCATAACCATGTGACTTAGCTGATTGTATAAATTCATTCTCTACTTTTATACCTCGCTTAATATAATCAGCATGATCTTTTCTTCCTTTAAATTCTTTTACTAATGTGTCTCTGCCCATGTCTTACCTACCTTCCATTCACTATCAAGAGGACACTTCATTTGTAGCTGTCTCTCTGTATCTTTCATAGCATCTTTAGTTATCTGTCCAAACTTTTTCACATCTGTGTTTAGAACTTCAAACTGATACTCATCATGGATACTAGCTACAAGTTTAGCATCAACACCTGTTCTGTTAATACGTTTAATAATATTAATAAGCCATAGCTTACATACTATTGCACCTGCTCCTTGTAATAAAGTATTCAATGCACTATGTGGGCTACGTATATAGAGTAACCTACCATCAATACCTTTAATCTTTCCTCTAGCTGATGCCTTTACTACAGCATCACGTACTCTTTTTAATGCTGGCATACTAGATAAGAACTTATTAATTAGTTGTTGTCCTTCTTTAGCACCTGCTCCTACTATCTGACCTATTTTAGATGCACCTGCTCCATACATGAAGGCATATATAAATGTCTTTGCCTGATCTCTGTCAGTTAATCCTGCC